CCCGGAACAGCCGTGTAACCTGAGCCACCAGCAGACACGTTGATGCTTGCCACGCTGCCAGCGCCCGTAGTAATGGTTGTTACTGCCGTAGCTTGTACGCCATTAGAGTCATTGGGGGCGCTAATGGTAACGCTGGGGGCAGACAAGTATCCATTGCCGGGGTTTGTAATGCCAATAACACCGACAGAACCAATGGTGACTACGTTGTTGCCATCCCAAGATGACAAGCCTTTGCTTGGGTCACCAATGATGATGCGCTCGTTTTTGTACTGAGCAACAGTTACGCCCGTGTTGGAGAACGTGCCAGTAACGGCAACATTTGCCTTTGTAGCAGAGTCAACTTTGAAATACTCAGCTCTGCCGTTGTCTTCAAAGCCAACAACATAGTCGCTAAGTCCTATGTTTGCAGAGACAAAAGTAGTAACTGTGTTGGCAAAAGTAACGGCAGTGTTGCCAGAATCTTTGACAGTAGATTGAGATGGAACAATTTTGATGTTGCCAAAGCCAATAGGCATGGCGTTCTCAATCCATGCAAATTCTTCTTCCTTGATGGCTGTTCTGTTCGCTTTGGTGTTTAGGCCAGCAAAGTTCTTAATAACAGCATAGGACTTTTTTTGCTCTGCTGCTGCCATAGTTAGAAGGATGAGTAGGGGTCAGGAATTCGGCGTGTATAGGTCGAGTTCAGAACCGCCTGTACATGCTTGGCATATTCTTGCTTGTAGATTTCAGCTTCACCATAGCTCTGCTCTTTGTACTTAGCTTTGTAAGCAGCATAAAAAGCAACGGGTGTGGTGTAGGGGTCAACAATGGTATCCACCGCATTAGGCGTATTGGTGCTAAGCGGTAAAGGCAAGATGACCGTATCTACTTCAATGGAATAAGATTGGTCAGGCACGGGAGCTATATACAGCTGGCCTTGACCATAAGTAGAGAAACAAATAGGTCTGCCTACGTAATTTTGCCAATAACGCAGTTGAGCATTAAAGTTACTCCACGGCAAATAACGTAGCGGAATACGGCTGTTACCCCAATAAAGGGTGACGTTTAACACGTCTAGCGTTTGTATTCCGTTAGGCAGGGCAGCAAGACTGATAATCTCGCAGTTGCTAGAGTATTGCAGTGTGGCTGTGCCGTTAGTAAACGGGGTAGAAGGCGGGAATGTTGCGCTACCTGTAGGGTAGGGCGCAGCGTCAGAATTCAAAACTCCACCAACCGTTACTTGGTAGATGAAGATATTGGAGAAGATGAACTGTCCAGCAGTGACAGTCAGGCCGTTAGACCAAGGAATTGCAACTACTCCGGTGCTGGAGAGTGGCGTGTTTGTAATCTGTAAGGTGCGGAGGCAGCCAGTATCTCTTACTACTCGTTCACGGGCTTCGTTAATGTAGTCCGTTAGTTCCGAGGTAGACCAGAAGACAGCGTTTGCGTCATGCAAGAGTCGCTGCACTTCCGTGAGGTAGGAAGAGAGAGTTGCCATTTAGCATCCATATTAAGCTGTCCTCTTAGTGACATTTCGCTCAACACGTCTTTCAACGTGAAGAGCTACTACGCCAACCGCCGAGGGTAACGAGCGATTCCGTTCGGGAGGTTGCTCAGAGATTTTAAATTCTGACAACTTCTCAAATCCTTTGTCAATTTCTGCAAAAGACCGCACCCATCCCAAGCGGGAAAGGAACGGTTCTTTGTTGGGGTTCATGTAACCAAAGATATGCTTTGCTGCATCCAGCGGTATCTCTACCGTTTCGTCTTTAGGAAAATCATAAAACACGCCACCGCACCCATCTCTGAGTTTAGTGTCGCCAGTATTAGTTACATAAACTACTGCACTCATAACGTAACAATGTCACCGTAAACCGTGATTTCAACAGAGTTGTTGGCTGCGGCTGCTGTTCCAACATACACATACAAAGAGTTACTGTAAATCGTAGACGCTGCAGCTGTCGCCAGTGGCAAGTCTTGGAATTTAGTAGAACCTGTAATGGTGGTTAGAGCAGCAGCATTGGTTACCGCATTGCTTGTATTCCCATCACTGCTGGTGAGAATAGTCACATTTGCGAGAGCAACGCTGCCACTGGCTTGACAAACGGTTACACGGCGAACAATGAATGACGTATTGTTACTTTGAGCAAGTGTTGCCACTGCGTTACCTGTAGCACCCAGAAAAATGGGAGCTTTAGGCGCACAGACAGCAAAACTGCCAAAGTTGTCAGGGTACAAAGCCCCTACATGATTCGCATTCATGGTGTGTCCCTATTAAGAGTTGTAAGTACCAGTGGCGTTTTGACCGCCATTGGTTGCGTACAACGTGATAGTAGGTGTTCCAGCCAACACGTTGGCACGGAAGTTTACACCGTCAGAAATAATCACACCGCTAGTGTTATTAGCCAACGAAACCACCCATGTTGGGGAAGCAATGTTGTTAGATGTGTTCATCTCGATTGTGACGTTTGCTGTTGCCAGCATTTGATACCAACCAGCAGGGATAACTGCGGTGGCATTACCGAGGGCTTGCGCTTGGATATACGCACCAGCGGTGTTCGTGGCGGCATTCGCCAGTAGGATTTTATTTGCTGCTAATGACATGATTTAACTCCTTACAGAGAGAGGTAGTTGTAACCCGTCACTTTGGACATTGCTTTAGGCTTGACGTTCACCAATTCGGCAATCATCAAAACTGCACCAACGTAGCCAATTTGCCAGTTAGGAAGTGTGGACTCAAAGCCCGTAAACACAAACGAACCTTGCTCGTGGATGTACAGAGACAAGTAGTTAGTGTTCAGGAAGTACACAGTACCTTCTGGGCAATACGGGTCGGGATAAATTGGGACACCAGCAACCATCAAGGCACGAAATGCAGCTTGAGGGCCATTAGGGTCAGAATCAAAACCAGAACCGGGTGTGATGACATATTGCTCTTGACCTACGAAGTCTTGAGCCAACAATGTCCATGTACCAAATCCGCAAACACCGAATGAAGGCATTTCAGCACCGTTTTTAACAGTACCAGAAATGTATTGCAGGATGTTTTGACGAGTTGGGTTAACACCGCCAGCAGCATATTGCTTGGACTTCCACCATGTGTAGGTGCTACGGTTGATGTTACCGTAGGTAGCCAAAGTTGTGCCATCGTCAATAGCACCGGGCAAACCGATGAACTGTTGAGTGTTGGTTGTGTTGTTGTACAAAGCAGTAGCCATTGCATCCATCATCACGTTGGTTGCATCGTTCATACGAGCTTCAATCAACGGAATAATAGCTGCGTCTTGCTGTACTGCTCCCTCCATACCGAGGAACGGTACAGGAGAAATCATCAGCTTGAGGTCATACTCAGCGTTGTAAGCACCCTGCTGGACTGAAGGCTGAGCGAACGAGCCGCTGTAGTCAGACCATTGAGCGTTCACAAACTGTGCGCCTTGCACTGGAACGGTTACGGAAGAGACACCGCCACTAGCTTGTTGACTGTTTGCAATCAATGCCGCCATTAAAGGTGTCGAGTTGTATAGCTGGACAACCAGCTTAGGTATAAAGGCTCTACGAGTTACGTAAGTCAGTTCATTAAACTGAGATGACCCCGTAGCTGGTAGGATGCCGCCGCCAATAGCCATAAGGCCTCCTTACGAACGTATAAAAAAGAGAACTTTCGCTCTCACCATTACCCTCTTACAACCCAATGGGACGTTGCGGTTTACGCAAATCCCTGAGTGCGCTTGCAGCTTCATCACGGGCGGCATTGACCGGGTTCTTCCAATACTTGTTCAGGTCAAATTGTTTGACTGGTGAAGGGTTGTATCCTGAAGAAGTGGGCACTGCTGCCTGTTTCATCCACTGGTGAAACTCTGCTGCTGTCTCGTGGTTAGTGATACCACGCTCCAGCATAATTTTTTCAACGTCTTTTACTTCATCTTCTGAAGCAATCAGACCTTTTTTCATCAAAGATTGTCTGCGTTTTTGCAGCTCTTCAACGGCATCCCGTTCACGCAACTTAGCTTCAAGTGCTTGCACTCGTTGCTCAGACTTGTTGACTGCATTGTAAGTGTAGTCTTCCATGTCCAGTTCTGGAATAGGCAGGTCAGGCTTGACCTTTTTGGTCATGCGAAGAAAGTCTTTACGTGTTGCAGGATTATCTGCAAGCTGCTGCGCTAACGCTGCAAGCTCATCACGTGCTTCCATTGAGACATTTTCTAGTGACATAGTATTACCCTCTTATCCGTATTAGATAACTTTTTTACCGTCACCGGGCTTTTGTACAGCCATACCTGTTTTGCCAACTTTGTTGGGAGCAGACAAGCCGCCCAACTGGGAAAAACGAGGTGTGTTTGTAATCACGCCATGCTGCTGATTGTTGTCAGTAGGACGGCGGGGTGCTGCTGCGCCACGGGGTTTGAACAAGTCCATGATAGTTCCTTACATTGGGGATGGTTGTGGTGCGCCACCTGCAGGAGGCATACCGGGAATCGGCGCTTGAGCCATAGCTCTTCCTTCAGGCGATGCGCCACCAGCTTGAGGAAGGGTTTGCAACATCTGGAGAATTTCAGATTGCTGTAATTCGTTTGTTTTGTTCTTGCGCTGACCAAGAATGCCGTTGAGGACACGAATAGCGTTTAGAGCTTTCTGTCCTTCTTCTGATTCTGAGCCTAAAGCTGGGAGAGACTGTTCTAACAAGTCCATAGCCATGCCTAAGTTAATCATGGC